TGGAGGATCAAAATATGGAGACAAAGAAAAAGATTACAAAAGATTTTTAGAAGGATATAAACAATACGGACCAAAATACAAAAATAAATAAATAAAACATAATGATAACACCAAAATTTTCAACAGAAAAGAATCAAATAATATCTAAAGAATGCGTTAGATTACTAAACTTTAGAATAGAACAAGAAGAATACTCAAGTAGAATTTATCATGCAATGTCTATATGGTTAAATGATAATGGATATATGGGAGCAGCTAAAAGATGGCAAGAGGATGCTGATGGAGAAATGGTTCATGCATCTTGGGCTAAAGATTTCCTATTAGACCTAGGTATTAAACCAACAATTCCAGCTTTAAAAGAGCCAATGCAAATGTTTGCAGGATTGCCTGATATTATCAGAAAGTCTTATGACCATGAAGTGTTAATTACAAAGCAAGTTTCTGATTTAGCTAAACATGCAATGAAAGATAATGAGCCAATTGTATTACAACTTGCATTAAAATATGTAACAGAGCAACAAGAAGAGCTAGGTAAAGTGCAAACTATTCTAGACAAGTTAGAAGCATTTGGAGAAGACAAGATAGCAATGAGACTACTTGATGATGAATTTAGTGAACAATATGAAGGTTAATAAACACATTAACAGTCAATTATAAGCTATAGTAATTATACAATTTATAATAAGAAGTTGCATAATAATAAATTTAAACGTATATTAATTAATAAAAAGGAGAAAAAAAATGTCAGAAGAACAAAAAGAAGAGAACCCGTTTGAAGGGTTTAACTTGATTAAGGACAATGCATTAGCTGTACCTGAAAAAGTAGTAAAAGGAAAAACAAAAGAAGAAACAACATCAACACCTGAAGAAACTAAGACTGAAGACGCATCTGAAGATGTGTTTGAATCTGCTAAAAAAGAAGTTGACGAGTTTGCCTCTAAAAAGTCTAAGAAAGAAGACTCTAAAGTTGTTGAAAAACAAGAAGAAGAACCTGAAGAAGAGCAAGAGTATGAAGAGACATCTGAAGAAGAATCTGAAGAAGGAAGTCTTAAACCATTTGTAAGTCACTTAGCAAGTAAGGGATTAATTGATTGGGAAGAAGGAGATGAATTTGATGATTCTGAAGAAGGTCTTGAACAACTTCAACAAAAAACCATTTCTAATGGTATCAACAAATGGAGAAGTGGGTATGATGAGGATACTCAGAAATATCTAGAGTTTGTTGAGAATGGCGGAAGACCATCTGATTTCCACAAATACTATTACGGAGATTCATCATTTGCAAATCTTAGAATAGAAGGAGATGAAGATGTTCAAAAACATGTTATCAGAGAAGGTTTAATTGCTGCTGGCTGGGAAGATGAAGATGAGATCAATGATGAGATATCTTTATATGAAGATGCAGGTAAGCTAGAAGCTAAAGCTGAAAGTCATTTAAAAAGACTTCAGAAACTTGAAGGAGAACAAAAGAATCTTTTAATTGCAGCACAAAAGAAATATGCGCAAGAGCAACAAGAGATTAAGAAACAAGAATGGGAATCTTTTAAGAAAGGATTATTTGATACAGAGCAAATATCTGGATTCAAATTTAGTCCAAAAATGAAAGAAGAAGTTTGGGACTATATGACAAGAGTTGTAGATAAAAAGTCTGGACTAACTAAATACCAAATTGATTCACAAGAAAAAGGACCAGAAGCAAGATACATCTTTGCATACCTAATGAAAAACAATTGGGACGCAAGTAAACTTGAGAAAGACTTAAAGAACAAAGTAATTAGTGGAGTTAAAAAGAAACTATCTAATTATTCAGATTCTAGAAGTAAAATGAAATCTGGAACACCAAGAGAAACTAGAGAGGAATCAAATAGTTTTTCTGGATTTAGAAAAATAGCAATATAAGAATTTTCAAATAAACAATTAATAAAACAACAAAATGCAAATAAGTGGATTACAAATTAGCCAAGGTAATTGGCATGCTGGGTTAACCCAAGCAACTCACTTACGTACTTTCTTCTTGACTGAGCCAGAAATGGCGAGTCAAGTAGTAACTCGTATTTATAACAAACAAAATGGTTTTAAAAATGCTTTGTCTTTGTTGACAGGTGGCGTTGGTAAAGCTAAAGAACTAAATGACATTATCTACCGTTGGGGTGTAATGGGAGACAGCCGTAAGGCGGTGCCTATCACTAAAGCAGTATTCAATGGAGCAACATCTTACCCTGGTATCAATGGTTCAACTTTCCAAATTGGAACTGGTGAAAAATGGTTTACTGAAGGTGACGTTTTGATTCCAGATGATGCACGTTACTCTTTCAGAGTAGTTGCAGCAGTTGAGTATGATGGAGTTGATTTCATCATGACATGTCAAATGGTTACAAATAACCAAGCTGATTACATTCCTGCAGCTCTTTTAGCAGTTGGAAAAGAATTGTCTAAAGACTTTAACATTGTTGAAAATGATCATTCTAGAACTTCTGGAGAGACTCATTATGCAACTCCGTTAATGCTTGAAAACTATATGACTACATTGCGTAAGTCTTATAGCATTACAGGTGCTGCTCATGACAAAGTTCTTAACATTACATTGACTAATCCTGATGGATCTGAACAAGCTTCAACTTGGGTTAAATACAATGAGTGGGAATTCTGGTGTCAATGGATGGACGAAGTTGAGATCATGTTAATGTATGGTAAATCTAACGTTAAAACAAATGGTACAACTGACATGAAGGGTGCAAGTGGAAACACTATTTACTCTGGTGCTGGATTAGAACAACAAATTGCTGCTGGTAACAAACGTTACTACACAGACTTAACTGAAGATACTATCCGTAAGTTCATGAATGACTTGTCATACAATGGTACTGAAGATGGTCCTCGTGAGTATGTAGCTCTTTGTGGTCGTGGATTTATGGATCTATTTGACCAAGCAATGAAAGCTTCTGCTTCTAGATTCACTCTAGTTGATAGTAAATTTATCTCTGGTTCAGGACAAGATCTTGGATTAGGTGGTCAGTTCACTAAATATACAGGTTTGAATGGAGATTCATTTGTATTGCAAGAATACAAACCTTACAACTCTACAATGAGAAATCGTTTATTGCATCCTCAAACTGGTCTTCCAGCTGAGTCTTACAAGGCAACTTTCTTAAACTTTAAAGCTTACTCTAAAGGAGAACCATCTATTCAAAAAGTTTACACTAAAGGTCGTGAGACAGTGTCTACTTATGTTGAAGGTATGTATGGCCCTTATGGTCCTAAGAAAAACGGAACATCTGCTACAGCTGTTGATGGATATGAATTCCATATCATGACAGAACAAGGAGTTATGTTACGTGACCCAAGTAATGCTGCACAATTCATTTTAGATGTAGATTCTATATCTTAAAATAAAAAAAAGAATACAGAGGGAGCTTAAAACGTTCCCTCTGTTCATTCTTTTAATTTAGTTAGCAATTAAGTTGCTAATTAAATTTATTATCATTATATTAAGCATACAACAAAGATTAAAGGAAACAATTAAAAAAAGGAAAAATTAAAAATGGAAGCAAAAACGTATACAATTAAACCTCATGTTAAGGCTAAATTCTCAGGAGTTTCTTCTTTACCAAAGACAAGAACAGTTTATACTGGAGCTCAATTGGATCATGATGGACTATATAAAACAGGATTAACTTCTGAGCAAGAGAAGGAATATGAAACTGAATTAGGATTGGCTAAAGGAACATTGTCAAGAACTAACACAGCATTCTGGGCTCACTTAGAATTAAGACTAAATAATGATAAGCCTACAAAATTTTCAACAGCCTCTATTATGGATGTTATTAAATTTAAAGCTTTGACTGAAAGAAACAACGTAGCAAAAAATGCAGAACAGGTTAGAAGTAACCCAAATGTTGAGTTTATTGTTGAAGATCTTGAAGCACAAGCTAAGGCATTAGAACTTGAAGCTGATGTAGAATTAACTGCAATGGAAAAATTTGCAGACACAACTACAGCAGAAAAGAAAGGTATATTTAAAATTTTAAATAGCTTTGAAAGAGTTCCAATGAGAGGTATTGACAACTTATCTGAAACAGTTATTAAAGCTGAATTGTATAAGAAACTTAAGGCTGATCCAAAGAAGTTTACTGAAGTGGCATCTGACAAAGACCTTTCAACAAGAATTATGATTGAAGAGTTGTTAGAGCAAGGTAAACTTACTAAGAAGTCTAATTACTATGTTTATGAAGGAGAATCATTAGGTTCTTCAATTGATGGTGTATTAGAGTTCTTTAAAGATCCAAAGAAACAATCTATTAAGATTGCAGCTGGACAAGATGTAAAAAACAAGAGTTCTAAATAAAACAAGTGTGCGCTAGATGACATCAACTGAGATGGTTACTGCATTTAAATTTAGGTTAGATAAAACCGACAGTTTAAATTATCCAAACTTTCAAAATACAGAGATTGATTTATTATTAAATCAAGCTCAGGAAAGGATAGTTAAGCAGAGATATGGAACAACAAATACTAAGAGAGAATCATTTGAGGAAACTCAAAAGAGAACTGAAGATTTAAAAGCCATAGTATCAAACGCAATTATAATACCTGCAGCAACAGCTATAGATAATATAGATGTCACTGCACAGTTTGCAACACTTCCACAAGACCATTGGTTTATTGTGCAAGAAAGAGCAACAATTGGTTATTTAGATTGTAATAACGCTCCAATAGAAAGAGTTGTTCCAGTTTATGGGTATCAACACAATGATATAAATAAGGTTATTAA